AGTATAAAGAAGCTCAAAATGTAAAGGATCATTGGAAAGATAAATTCGAAGAAGCATATGAGTATTGTCTCCCTAATCGCGAGTCTTTTTATGATGAATCTCCAGGTCAAAGAAGAACCGATAAAATATTTGATGAAACCGCTGTTGTTGGAGTACAAGAGTTCGCTTCAAGACTCCAAGCAGGAATCACACCTACATTTGCACGATGGGCAGACTTTCAAGCTGGATCTGAAATTCCACCAGAACAAAGAAACTCAATAAATTTAGAATTAGATAAAATTACTAATTATGTTTTTCAAGTTTTACAAACTTCAAACTTTAACCAAGAAGTACATGAATCATTTATGGATCTTGCTATTGGTACTGGAGTTATGTTGGTTGAAGAAGGTGATGCAATAAATCCATTAAAATTTACAGCAGTTCCTTTACCTAGAGTATGTTTAAGTAATGGGCCTGATAATAAAATAGATTCAGTTTATAGAGTTAGATATTGCAAACCTGAAGAAATAAATATCTTATATCCTAAAGCAGTTTTACCTGAAAACTTTGATCCATTAAAACAAAAGAAACAAGTTAAATTAATAGAAGCTGTTTATAAAATTTATGAACACAATGTAGAAAAGCATAAGCTATGTGTTGTAATGGAAAATCCTAAAGTAGTTATTTTTGAAGAAGAATATAAAGGAGAAGGTTCAAATCCTTATTTAGTATTTAGATGGAACAAAGCATCTGGTGAAGTTTATGGTAGAGGCCCAGTATTTAATGCAATGGGTGCTATTAAAACTTGCAACTTAACTGTAGAATTAATATTACAAAATGCTCAAATGTCAGTAAGTGGAGTTTATACTTATGAAGACGATGGCGTAATTAATCCAGACAATATCTCTCTTGTACCTGGATCTTTAATACCAGTAGCTCCTGGTAGTAAAGGGTTAGTACCGATTAGTGCAGCATCAAACTTTGATGTTGCTCAATTGGTTTTACAAGATATGAGAAACAATATTAAAAAAGCATTATATATGGAAACTCTTGGAAGACCTGAAGGAACTCCAATGACAGCTACAGAAGTTTCAGAAAGAATGGCAGATCTTTCAAAACAAATAGGATCTTCATTTGGAAGACTACAATCAGAATTTATTAATCCATTATTAAAAAGAATAATTAGAATATTAGCTAAACAAGGTAGAATAACTATTCCTTCTATAGATGGTAGAGAAGTACAAGTATCTCCACGATCTCCATTAGCACAAGCACAACATTTACAAGATGTTGCTGATGTAACTAGATTTAATGAAATTATTGCTGGTACATTTGGGCCACAAATGATAAATGTAATTGTGAACCAAAGTGAAACAGCAAAATACATAGCCGAGAAAATGAACCTTCCTGAGAAGTTGATAAGAGATGAATCTGAACAACGAAGAATCGTTGAGGAGATTTCAAAGTTACAGCAGTCAGCTGAAGCTCCACAAGAACCTGGAGCTCCTCCTAATCAACCACCAGAAGGAATGTAATGTCTTGGGATGCATTAAAATCACAAAAAGAAAAAACAATACCAACAAAAAGCGTAGATGGTTTCATTCGAAACCCTGAAGACGAAACAAAATTAAATAAACATTTTGCTAATGTCTTTAAGGGTGAAGAAGGAAAAGCAGTAATAGACTATTTAAAATCTATTACTACTGAAACAGTTGCTGGGCCAAATATCACCAGTAACGGCTTATTCCATATTGAAGGAATGAGATTTTTAATGGGTATAATAACAACACGAATAAAAAAAGGAGAAAAAGATGGCCGATGATAATGCTAAAGAAACAACAGCACCAATCGCCACAGAACAACCTTCTGAGGCAACTCGACCTGAATATGTTCAGGAAAAGTTTTGGAATGCTGATACAAAGCAAGTCAATGTAGAAAACCTAGCTTCAAGTTATAATACACTTGAACAAAAATTAGGTTCTCGTACAGAAGACCTTTCTAAACAAATCAGAGATGATATTGAAAAAGAAAGATTAAACAATGTTCCAGAGTCTTACAAATTAAATGTTCCTGAAATTCCAGAGAATGTAAATTTGAAGGTTGATAAAGATATGGATCTTGTTAAATGGTGGGATGGTACTGCTAAAAAAGCAGGACTTTCTCAAGAGCAATATGATGAAGGTGTTAAAGCCTTTGTTACTAATGCTATGGCTCAATTACCTAACCAAGATTTAGAAATACAAAAACTTGGTGACAAAGGTAAAGATAGAGTACAAGCAGCAGAGATGTGGAGTAAAAAACATTTATCACCAGAAGGTTATAATAATTTTGCTAGACTAGCAGCTACTGCTGAAGGAGTTAAGGTTATTGAAGAATTAATGAATCTTAATAAAGACTCTACTATGCCAACTACACCTACACAAGTAGATGTTTCAGCTTCTGCTGACGACTTAAAATCAATGCTTAATGATCCTCGTTACTATGATAGTTCAAGACGAGATCCTGCATATGTAAAAAGAGTAACAGAGCTGTATGAGAAGGCCTACAAAAACACACAAAAATAAAGTTAAGTTTAACTTTAAGAAATTAAATAAACCCATAAAGTGGCTTGATTGTGTAAGTCAAACTGGTTGGATATCTGAAAAAGATATAGATGATGCTAGACCAGCTAATTGCATAACAGGCGACTTTTGGGTTTATAGAGATACACCTGAATATATCACTTTATTTGGCACATACTCCTATGATGAAAAAGGAGAAATAGAATTTGGAGAAGTTATTACTATACCTAAAAAGTGGGTATAATGTGCGTTGCCTACAACATCTAGTAAATTTAATTATCACTTAGACCTGAAAAGTTTCAATGTTAGCCCTTTTTGGATAACTAATATAATCTTTACAGACAATCGATTGTTTAACATTAACTATAACAAAAAGGACACAATACTATGGCAAGTTCAATAAATAATGCCTTTATTACTCAGTTCGAAGCTGAAGTCCATATGGCTTATCAGCGTATGGGTTCTAAGCTAAAAAACTTAGTAAGAACTGTCAACGGTGTTAACGGATCGACTGTTAAGTTCCAGAAAGTTGCAAAAGGTTCTGCAAACACAAAAGCAAGACATGCTGAGTTGGTTGCAATGGATCTAGCTCACAGCAATGTAAGTGCGACTTTAACGGATTACTATGCAGCAGATTATGTTGACAAATTAGACGAACTAAAGGTTAACATTGACGAAAGACAAGTTGTGGCTCAATCAGCAGCGTATGCATTAGGTAGAAAAACTGACCAAGTGCTTATCGATGTTCTTGATGCTTCAACCTCTATTGCTGTTAATGTCAATTCTGATGCTTCTGAAGCTATGACTTTAGTCAAAGCTAAGAACATGATGGAAGTGTTCAATGGAAATGACGTTCCAGATGACGGTCAAAGATACTGGGTTGTAGGGCCAAGACAATGGTCTGACCTATTATCAGTAGATCAGTTTTCTAGAGTAGAGTATGTAGGGCCGAATGAATTACCATTCCCTGGCGGTATGACTGCTAAGAGATGGATGGGATTCTTGTTCTTCGTACACTCTGGATTATCTTTATCTGGTGACGACAGAAAAACATTGGCGTTCCACAAATCAGCAATTGGCTGCGGTATCGGGTCAGATGTACGAACTGAAGTTAACTACATTCCAGAAAAAGTATCTCACTTAATCACTTCTATGATTTCATTAGGTGCAGTAGAAATTGATGGCGATGCAGCTAGAGTTCAGCTTTGTGACGAGTAATAAATAGGAGGAATATAAAATGGCTTACTCAACAGACAATCCTGTGAAAAAAATTTCACAGATGGGTGCTAGTAATTCTCTTTGGTATTACACTGACGGAGATGCAATTGGCACAATAGATGACGCGGACTACTTTCTTGCTGACTATGCAAACCTAACTGCTGGTGACATAATTTTTGTCAACAGTGGAGGTTCAAATGGCGTAGTTGACATTTTAATGGTTTCAGCATCGTCTTCTAGTACAGTTACAACTGTATTATTAGCATAACGCTTAAAACTTAGGGGGAGCAATCCCCCTGAGTTACTGATAAAAAAAGAAAAACTATGGCAACAACGAAAATAGATATCTGTGCAAGAGCTTTGATAATGATAGGTGCTCAACCTATTTCTTCATTTTCAGATGGCAGCACAGAAGCATTAGTTGCATCTAATATTTATGATGATGTTTTAGAAGCGTCTTTA